GTATAACTCACTACTTCCGAAGTCTAAAATTGAACTTGGATTAATGGTTGCACTACCTGCTGTAGATGAGTACGCTGCAGTGTTAGAGGAATAAGGTCTAAAGTCAATAGTATCACGTAGGTCAAACACCTCACCGCTTTCAGAGGAATATCTTGGTATTTCTTCAGTTGTAATAGCAGCAGTATTTGCTGTATTTGCGTCATCAATTGGATAAGAGTTAACAGTAAAGAAGCCATCACTAAACGATCCAGAAGTATTCTTTCTGAAAACTTTAGCTTTAACAAGAATTTTATCAGTACCACTTAAAGTTAAAGAAGCTTTCTTTTTAATCGATGAAAGACCATAATGTGTATCTTTTTGACCTGTATTAAAGTTAAAGTTACTTTTCTTATCAGGATTAGATTCAGAGTAAGTTGATCCTACGTAAATATTATCAATTTCATATACGTCAGGTAGACCAAGAGAATAGTCGCCAACAGCAGTATTTGAAGCATTATTAGAACAATCAATTTTTACATAAACAGTTTCAAGATCTTTACCTGCTGGTTGTGATGCACTTTTCTTTACATTATAATAACCAATGATTGGTACACTTGCTGCAGGTGTTGCAAGGCCGGTGATAGAAAGAGTAGTGGTAGATGTTACTGTAACAGTAGCACTTGATAAATCAATAGGCTTTCCATCTTCGTACGGCGATTGGTTTGCAGTGGCAATAAGAATAATTTCTTTCTTTTGTGTATTATTAAGTGTTCCTGTATAAGGCCACTCACCTTCAGAAAGTGTAATATTAACATTACCGCTTGTATCAATGTTTAAAGACTTATCTACAGTTCTAAAAATAAAATCAAGAACTTGTCCTGTTGCTGGAACTGCTTTAATACCACTTCTTCCAATTGGAAATAGAGAACGTGCAAATGACGGTTCAAAGATTTGATTAGTTACTAAATCTGCAACACCATCATCACCAGCGCCGGTACCTGCATAATAAATTGCTAATACTTCTGAAAAGCTTTTTCCGGTGTTCATTTGAATATCAAAGATATATGCTCTATACTGAGCTGCAGCGTTTCCTACAGTTCCATCTTCATATACAAACGCTCGAATTTTAGCTTCACCTATTTTATTACCAGAAGGTGTTCCTGGAACTGCTCCACCAGTCGCAGCATTTTGTACTGTATCATAGAGATCAATTGTAGCAGCAATATTAGGATCAAAGTTTCCTAGAAACTCGTCAACAATAATATATTGACCAATATTAGTTGCAATAGACTGATCTTCTTCTGTTAAAAAGTCTGTAGCTTTATCAATCTGTAAATCATACGTGTTAAGAAGTTCAATTCTTTGCCCTTCCACGTACGCAGAACCAGCGCCAATAAGAATATCAAGTTGTTCTGTATTAGCAAAATTCTGAGCAACATTAACAGGAAAGTTTTTAACCGTATAGTTGCCAGACTCTTCACGAGTTCTGCGACTCATAGTTTTCATAATACCAGAATATTGAGTAGTTCTATTTCTTCTTACCACACGTCCACGAACATATTCTTGAATCGCAAAGAATTTTTCTGACTGTTTAGATTCTGCAATTGTTTTTGTTACAAGAGTAGCGGTGAGCTTAAGCCTATCCGCACCAGGTGCGTTAAAGTTATTGAATCCATTTGCATTATCAAGAAGAGATGTATCATTATTACTATTAATAATTGCTTCTTCTGTATCAAATCCTACCACAAGATCATCTGGTGCATTAGTATATTTTGATACAATTTTAATTTGCTCTTCTACTCGAACAAAGAAACCTTTCTGATATATAATACCATCACCTACCCGTACACCATATGCAGATCCAACCGAATTAGACTCAACTGACCCGGCTGATGTTACAGTAGCTATTAGTTCATTTGTATCAAAGTTTCGAATTTGAATATTTTCTGTGTCAGAAAACACTTTTTCTCCTGAGTTACCACTCGTAAGATACTTTACAAAAAGTGTATTGAGATTAGGAGATTGTGTCTGAAGACCTGTTTCCACAATAGTAATTTTTGCTTGAATCCCTGTAGTAACACCAACAGCTCTTGCTTCAAGATAATTACTCATAGAAACAGGTTGGCCATTAGTTTGCAAATCAAGAATTTTAATATAACCTAAGTCTGGCATTTCGACAAAGTTACAACCTTGAATAATTGTACCTTCTCTAAGAATGTTATTACCAAATCTTTCGACTTGATTTTGAAGAATTGTTTGAAGCTGAGTCAACTCTCGAGCTTGAACAGCAACAGCTGGTTTAAAAAGAATTTGATGAAAATTCTTTTCTTCGTCAAAGTCGTCAAAATATGGAGATACGTTTAGGTCTTTATCAATTGCCATTTGTTC